CTGAGCTCTAAGATCAGCGAAATCTAGGTTTGTAAACTGATTAAAAGCCATTATACTCTAGTTGATTGGAGAATGAAGTCTATCTTTTGCGTCGGAAGTACAATACCAACGACATCGTAACTAATAATAACGTTCAATTCATTCGTATCTACAGGAAAACTCACAATAACCTCGGTATTTCTTATCCTCGGTTCAAAGTTTTCCAATAAAAGCATAACATCATCTTCAATGGACGTTGCCATTTGAAGATCTGGGTTCTCAAAAAGCGAATCTTCAATGTCAGAACCTACTAGAGGGTTGTAAAAACGTTCTCCAATACGTGTTCTTACTAAGTTTGTTACAGATCTTTTGATTGCATCTTCATCATAAAAGGCTCCAATGTCATTTGTAACGGGATGTTTAGCAAATGCCAGACTAATGTCTTTAAATTTTCTTGACGTGACCTTAAGTCTGTCTATCAGAGCCATTTTTGAACCTTAGTTTACATCTATTTAAGCACTTTCTCCGATGACTTCATCATTTTCGACATTTTCATGCAGTTTATTCTGCCTTTTTGAGTCATGTTCATCGTCACCTACCACTTCTCTCAGCATTTTTTCATGTTGAACAGCAGCTAGGTTGTCTAGGAAGTCGTTATTTGGAGGAATTAACATAGTTATCGTCTCTCTGGACTATTTAGAAGCATAAAAAAAGCGCCTAAACCTCAAATTAAGAGACTTAGACGCAAATTTGAGTAATTTATCAACCAGCAGCTAGCGGAGATTGAGTGGAATTGTCATTTTTAGCAGCTTTTTTACGAGCCTGTTGTGAAACATCATATTGACCCACTACTTTTCCCTCTGTTCCTGCTACTGCTGCAGCATTAAGTGGAGATTTTGTTGGATCCGAATCAGCCATTACCTTGTCCTCGATAGCGTTTACGGGCATTATTCCTAGAAGTGGCGGAAAATTTAGAATTTTTTCCTTGACCTTGCCTAGTTTTCTTGGGAGTGGACTCGATAAAGGTGCCACCACCCTTTGCCATTTTTCTTACAGCCATTATTTAGTCAATTAAGTTTACTCAGGGGTTGCTTTTAGTCTTGAAGGAGAGACCCCTTCGTTAATATAGAAGTCAAGTCTCTCTTTAGCTTGTTCTTTTGTCAGATGTACATCGAGTTTGAGGTCGGGAACTCCCCAACCGTCTGTACCTAACTCCATGACCTTGTATAACATCAGATCACGCGAGTCTTTTCGTGTCCAACACGGATCTTAGGATCACACCAGATCTCATAACCCGCTTCCTTAGCGTCAAGACAGAACGATACGTCTTCACCGCACATATCTTGAACATCACCAGATTCAAATACCTGCATCTTAGGAGCGAACCAAGGGTACTTCATCTCGGGATTCTCGAACACACCGTGCTTAATAAGCAACCAACCGAAACCAGTGTAGTCAACGGTGAACTGCTTACGACGACGAGAGATAGACTCACCAGTCTCGTGGTTCATAACACCACCATTCTTAGCGAAGTCATCTTCTTCCAACCAGTGTGCGACAGAAGTGGTCTTACCATCTTCAGTCATGTACCAACCAGCTGCGATGTCTTTGTTCATCCAGACAAGACGATAGAACTTCTCAGTATCAAATACGATGTCTGAGTCGATCCAGAGTTGATAGTCATACTTCAGTTTACCATCCCAGGGAATCTGGTCTGGTCCACGCAAGACGTTAGCACCAAGAACCTTGCATCGTGCAAAGTTAACCATGGAACTGTAGTCCTGAGAGATCTGAATACTTGCACCAGTTTGTACTAGGTCAAAGCACAACTGGACAAATGCTTTGAGGAAGATATATGAAACTCCTCTTCCAGGTAGGCAGAAGACGATTGCCTTCCCTTTTACCATTTCTTTTGCCGCCTCAAGATCAAAGTCGTCTTCTACTTTCTTGACCTTGGGGGCATTTGCTTTTACTGTAAATCCTTTAGCCATAACGTTTGCAAAGTTACATGATCAGTATACCACGTTCAATTCAAGTTGTCCATGATAACTATAGTATATAGACAAGAATTAAAGAAACTCCTGACTATTACTGGGACCTAACGGCATTCCCTGATCATTAATCCCATACAAACCCATACTGTTAATTGCGATATCACCAGCAACAGAAATTCTTTTTTCCCCTGTTAGAAAGTGAGGGTAAACCGCATGATAACAGTCACTTGGAAAAAGCAACAAATGTCCTTCGTTGTGTTGTTTATCCAACTTCCAATTGACCTTACGAGTTCTACCTACGATATCAGTATATGTAAGTATAAAGTCACCTGCCTCTGGGTGCATTGTATTTGGAACACATTGTTCAACTTCAGATGCATATGGAATATTCAACCATGCTACAAAAGAGAAAACTGCATCATGATTATGTAATGAATGGTATTCACCTTTTCCCGTTTTATTAACCCAAAACTTCTGAAAGGTAAGTTGATGTGCATGAGTTGATTTAAGTTTCTCTGGACACCCCCACTCCTCAATATACTCCTTTACTGCTTCGTTTAATACTTCTTTCTGAAATCTGTTACCATCATCTATGAGTTGCCACTGTTGATGGGCATCCTCTGGTTCATACTTTTCTATTAATGAATAAAGAAAGTCGATGTGACTAGTATCTAGTGTCACATCTAGAAATCCATAGTTGGGTGGATTAATCTTTGTGCTTTTCATTTTTAACTACTCTCACTTCACGATCCCTCAAGTCATCTTTGGGATATTCAATAAAATAACATTTAATAAAGTCTAACTTGTGTTTCAGATCTATCTCAGCGACATCCTGAACAACTAAGTCTTCTCCTAAGTACACATTATAGAAATTCATCTGAATAACCTTCCATAGTTGCTAATAGATCCTCAAGGTCGGATCGAATATTAGGAGAGTAAAGTAGAGCTGTGTCGTTCTCAATACGGAATTGAATAGTTTCCAATAATAGATCAACAGTGCAAGAATCTACATTTAACTCCATTCTTAAAATATACGTAAACTATACCGTATATAGAAACTTAAACATTTCCATTAATCTCCCGTTCTTTACTGGGATCTGCATGATTGTGAATGGGATCATATACATCATAACTATTGATAGCAACATCACCAGCAATAGCAATTCGATATTCCTCTGTACTGAAGTGTGGCCATACTGCATGTTTCCATGCACTCGGGAACAAAATCATCTGTCCATTACACTCCTTACTAATATGCCAAGTCATCTCTTGAACCTGACCAATACTATCAGTATAGTACAAAGCGAAGTCTCCCGCAGAAGGTCTGAACCCAGGTTGAATGTTTCTTTCAATCCTACTATTAAAAGGAATGTTCATCCACACTACAAAGGATAATACAGACTCATGATGATGAAGACTTTGATAGTCTCCTACTGTACTAGCACGACACCAGAATCGATTAAAACTCAATCCATGAAAGTGAGTTGTAATTGATCTACAAGGCATACCCCATCGTTCGGCATACTTTGCAACTGCGGGTCGTAGAATGGTATTCTCCCACTTATGATCCTGATCAGTTATTTCCCACTGTTTATCATCAGTATCTACACTGATTAATTCATTGCCACTCCATACCGCACTCTTAGGAGAATACTTCTTAATCAGATCCCAAGTTAGATCCAGTTCATCTTTTTCTAGTTTAGTATCAAGTACTCCCCAGTTATGCGGGTCGTGAAATTCATAGTTCATTTGAATACAGCAGTAACACCTACGATCGACGCGCCAGGATTTCGCGCTAAAGCGATTTTTTTAGCATCCTCATAATCGGTACATACCATCTCCTCATAGAAAACAGTACCCGCTTTATATAAAGTGACCTTACACTTCATTTTACTTTTCTGTTACTAGTAGCTCTGATCCTCAAGAGTACATAGATCATCATCACAAACAACGTAAGATAAATCATCTTTCCAATAAGATTTAAAGATTCTACCCCAAACTACTCTGAACTCCTCTTCATCAAGGTTCTTAAAAAGCACCTTCTCTTTTAGATATACATGATAAAACTTTCGATCATTCATAAGAGTTATACGGCTTGTTGTATCTAGGTGTTCACAATGATGATAGTGTTATGGGTTAACCCTAAGTAACATCATTACTGTGAGTAATTTACCTGTATGGTATACCTCCTAGTATATCACAAATATTAGTATCTGTTAAGGGGGTATGCTCCGAGGGTCTATGAGGGTCGGACCCTATGGGGATTTTTTTATACTGGAATTTTTTTTAAATGAGGTTTATATTTAGCTCTCGTTTTCGGTCCGTTGTAGGTTAGAAGGACCCATCGGTTTTAA